AAACAGCTCAATCGGACACGAACCGACAGGATCAGCTTGATTGATCTTAAAACGGGAGAGATCCTAAGCGATCCGATCTACTCGGGATTAGGAGGTGTGCAAACACCGCGTATTCACTCTAAACTCAATGATTTACCTTCAAAAGGTCAAGAAATCATCGACTTTGCTACCGAACTGGGCATCAACCTTATGGAATGGCAAAAGTTTGTCTGCATTCATGGACACAAGGTCAGAGCCGATGGTCGGTGGGCGCATTCTGAACTTGGATTGATCATGGCACGCCAGCAAGGCAAATCAACTTTGATGATGTTGCGTATCTTGACAGGAATGTTCGTGTGGGGCGAAGGCTTACAACTTGCATCAGCTCATAGGCTTACAACTTCCCTTGAAACATTTAGGCAGATAGTTGCACTTATTGAAACAAATCCTAAGTTAGAAAAGGAAGTAAAGAAAATCCGTTGGCAACATGGCGCGGAGGAAATTGAATTATTTGGGAATAGACGATTTGTTGTAAAGGCTGCTAACAATGCAGCTAGAGGTTTAAGCAAACCTGAAACGATACATCTTGACGAGTTGCGTGAATACAAAGATGAGGATGCTTGGTCATCAATGCGTTATTCAATGATGGCTGCTAAAAATCCGCAGGTATGGATTTACAGCTCGGCTGGCGACCAACATTCAGTAATTTTGAATAAATTGCGTGAGAGGGCGTTGGTTTCGGCTACAACTAACGATCCGATTGGTTGGTTTGAGTGGAGTGCCGAACCCGATGCGCCAATTCTCCTTCCGTCAGGAGAAATGAACTGGCCTGCATTCGCTCAAGCCAATCCGTCATTAGGAATAACAATTCATCCCGATAACTTAAAAGCGGTTATTAATGATCCGCCTGATATTGTCCGAACTGAGGTACTCGCCCAGTGGGTAGACACAATAAACTCAGCAATTGATGCGCAAAAGTGGGGATTATGTCAGGTTGATGCAATACCTTTAGATCCTGAAAAGGAAACTTGGTTTGGGTTAGATTTAAGTCCAGATAGAAAGTTTGGCGCATTAGTAGCCACACAAAAACTACCGGGCGAAAAGTTCAACTTGGTTTTGCTTCACACTTGGTCAAATGATTATTCAATTAACGATCTAGCGGTTGCAAACGATATTGCGCCCTATGTTAGAAAATATAATGTTCAGACTGTCGCTTATTCCAAAAGGACTGCGCAAGCTGTCGCAAGTCGGCTAGTTCCTGCTGGAATTCCCATTACAGACATGGATGGGGCGATATATGCTGAAAGTTGTGATCGGTGGCTGGGCGCGATCAATTCGCATCGATTGCAACATGGTGGGCAAGATGAACTTACCCAACAAACACTTTCCGCTGCAAAACTGCCCTATGGGGATGGGTCATGGATCATCGGAAGGCGTGCTAGTCGAGTGGCAGTTTGTGCAGCTGTCGCTTCGGCGTTAGCAACATATTTCGCGACACAAGTAGAAACGGAAATTGATATACAAGTCGGATAATTAGGATATATGGTATATTATGTGCTAATGGGATTATTCGATAGATTTCTGACAAATCAGACACCAACAGTTCAAATGGATGTCGCTGCTGCCAACACTCCTTACAATTTGCAATCAGCTGTTGGCGGATTATTTTATGGAGCGCAAACTGCAACTCGCGAACAAGCGATGTCAGTTCCATCAGTAGCAAGAGCAAGAAATATAATTTGCTCAACAATCGGTTCATTACCAATTGAAACTTACAATCATTTTACAAAAGAACATTTAAGACCGCAACGCGTAATTATGCAACCAGATCCAAGAGTTGCAGGATCAGCAATTTATGCTTGGATCGCTGAGGATTTATTATTTCATGGCGTTGCATATGGTCAGGTATTAGATGCATATTCTGCTTCTGATGGTGGTCGCGTTCGTGCATGGACAAGAGTTGCGCCAGATCGTGTCACATATAACTTAAATGCAAATCAAACTGAAATTACTTCATACATGGTTGATGGAATGCATGTTCCAGCAACTGGCATTGGATCTTTAATTGTATTTAGTGGATTAGATGAAGGCGTATTAAATCGCGCAGGTCGGACAATTAGAGCTGCACAAGAATTAGAAAAGGCTGCTGAACTTTATGCAAAAGAGCCAGTTCCAACAATGGTTCTTAAATCAAACGGCACAAATCTTACGCCAGAAAGAATTTCTAAACTTCTTGAGAGTTGGAAGGTTGCTAGAAACACAAGAGCAACTGCATTCTTAAATGCTGATGTTGAATTAACTGCATTAGGTTTTGACCCACAAAAATTACAATTAAATGAAGCACGCCAATACCTTGCTTTGGAACTTGCCCGGGCTGTTGGCATTCCAGCATCATTTTTGTCTGCTGAAACTACTTCAATGACTTATTCAAACATGACTGCTGAAAGAAAAGCCCTTATTGATTTCAGCTTAAGAAATGTAGTCACGCCTATCGAGCAAAGATTGTCAGCCGCTGATTTTGTGCCAAATGGCGTAGAAGTTCGTTTTGACATTGACGATTTCTTGCGTGGCTCAGCATTAGAGCGTGCGCAAGTTTATGAAATCCTAAACCGCATCGGTGCAATGAGCATCGAACAAATCCAAGAGGAGGAGGACTTAATCCGATGAAGATTAACTTCCCAATAACAATAACCGCTGCCGATACAAATAAGAGAACTATCTCTGGAACTATCGTGAGTTGGAATGAAGCAGGAAACACATCAGCAGGAAAGACAATCTTTAGCAAAGACAGCATTGACTTTTCAAAGCCTGTCAAATTGTTATTAGAGCATGACAAAACTCGCCCACTTGGAAAACTGATTGATATAACTGCCAATGATCAAGGTTTAGAAGGCACATTCAAATTAGCAAAGACTTTTGCAGCTGATGATGCTTTAGAGGAGGCAGCAACTGGATTACGCGATGGATTTTCTGTCGGAGTAATGGTTGATGCATGGGATAACAAAGATGGCGCAATGGTTATTTCAAAAAGTTCATTATCTGAGGTCAGCCTTGTCGCAGATCCAGCAATTGCATCAGCTCGCGTTGAACGCGTAGTTGCAACAGAAACACCAGCAGAGAATTCCGAAGCAACCGCTGAGGATACAACAACACAGGAGGACAAAGTGTCTGATACAACTTCAGATGCTCCTATCGCAACCGAAGCGGTAGAAGCTGCAAAGTCTGAGCCTGTGGTCGTAGTAGCAACTCAATCAGTTGCTTACACAAAGCCACGCTCACCAATCAATTCAAAAGCAACTTACTTGGAGCACTCAGTTCGTGCTGCATTAGGTTCAGATGAAAGCCGTCAATATGTAATGGCTGCTGATACAACTGGAAATAACTCTGGTTTAATTCCAACACCACAATCAACTGAAATCATCAATGGCATTTCAAATGCTGATCGTGGTTTTATAGATGCAATTTCTCGCGGAGTTCTACCAGCATCAGGAATGACTTTTGAAATTCCTAAAATTACAACTGCTCCAACAGTCACAGCAGAAGCAGAAGGCGCAGCAATCGATACAGTTGATCAAGCAGCATCCTTCGTTTCAGTAAGTGTTCAAAAGTTCGCGGGCGGTCAAACATTTTCGGTAGAATTATTAGACCGATCATCACCAGCATTCTTTGATGAACTAGTTCGTCAAATGGAATATGCTTATGCAAAGACAACTGATGCTTATGTTGCAGGAGTTCTTGGATCATCTTGCGCACTAGCAACAGCAACAGCTGACAACACTTCAACTGGACTTCTATCTTATGTTTCAGGTGCTGCTGCTTCAGTTTATTCTGGCTCACTTGGATTTGCTAGAAACTTAATTGTTAATAGCACACAATGGGGCAACATCATGGGCTACAACGACACAGGTCGCCCAATCTACAATGCATCACAACCACAAAACGCAGGCGGAGCAGTTTCAGCTCAGAGCCTTCGTGGAAATGTTGCTGGCTTAGATCTTTATGTTTCTCGCTCACTTGATGGCTACACAACTGGAGATCAGTCAATGATCGTTGTAAATCCAGATGCATTCACTTGGTATGAGAGCCCACGCTTACAACTTCGTTCAGACATTACAGCAACTGGTCAAGTATCTGTTGCTTACTATGGCTATGGCGCATGTGCAGTAAAACTTGCAGGTGGCGGAGTTTGGTTCAATAAGAACTAAGTAAGCCCTTAATGCCTACTGGTGCTCCCGCTGGTAGGCAGCTATAAATGGGAGATCAAAAGGAGATGACATGCCAACCATTATTACTGCCAGTCAGTTGAGAAGTGTGCTTGGCGTGTCATCTGCTTTATACGATGATACTTATTTAAACCAAATTATTGACACAGCAGAAACTGTTATTCTGCCAATGCTTGTCACATTTAAAAGCCCAATTCAATCCACAGTATTGTCAGACAATGTTGCTACATTTACCACACTTGGAATTCATGAATTTACAGAAGGGCAATCAGTTGTCATCACAGGATGCGGAACACCTTACAACGGAACAAGAGTTGTGTTGGCAGATAATCTTGGACAATATACCTTTTCACAATCGATCACTAATGCCGATCTACTCGAGGCTAATGTCATCCCATCCGGAGTTGCTGCCTTATCTGGCGCATCAACTTATGTTGGAAATGCAGCTGTTCAATCAGCCGTCTATACAGTTTCAGTCGAAGTTTTCCAAGCAAGACTTGCAGGCGGAGGACAAATAGAGGGTGTTGATTTCACTAGCACTCCGTTCAGAATGGGCAGGTCGCTTTTCAATAAGTGCGTAGGCCTGTTAGGTTCATATATCGACACCGAAAGCATGGCTCAATAGTGGCCAATGAAACAATCCTTCAACAGGTTCGCACACCTTTAGCAACTGCTTTATCTAGCGTTGCAGGAAATGTTTATGCTTATGTTCCAGAAACAGTTATTCCGCCAGCAGTAGTTGTCGTTCCAGATAGCCCATATTTAGAATTTGAAACAATAAATAAATCAAACATTCGTGCTAAGGTCAATATGACCATCACAGTTGCAGTTGCATATAACAGCAATCCAGCATCGCTCGACAATATCGAGCAATTGATCATAAGCGTTCTGGCAGTAATCCCAGCGGGATATATTGTCAGCTCGGTCGAAAGACCAACAGTCACCACAGTCGGAGCATCGACTTTGCTTATTGCAGATGTTCGAGTATCTACCTACTACACACGCACAGTCTAAGGAGAAATAATCATGGCAACAGTAGTCATAACTGGTCGCGATATTTCGTTGTCTTTCACAGGTGGAACAGACATCGAAGCACAAGCAACCAATGCAGTATTAACAAAAGTAAATGAGCGTCAGGAATATCAGACACTTGATGGCACAGCTTACAAAACCACAAACATTTCTGGAACATTCCAGTTGGACATGTTGGCTGATTGGGGCAAAGTAAATTCTGTTTGTGAGGCTTTATGGGCAGCAGCAGAAACCGCGCCTGACACAGATATTTCAATTACACTAACATCAGCAACTGGAGCACAATTTGTGTTCCCAGTAAAACCTGAATTCCCAACAGCTGGTGGATCAGGAATTGATGCACAAACTGTTTCACTAACCTTCACAGTTTCAGGCGGAGCAGTAGTAGAAACATTCAGTTAAAAAATAGAAACGGGAGCAAAAAATGAAACTCGGATTTACAATTAAATACAGCTCAGGCGAGGAAGCGACAGTAGTTGCCCAACCGCCTGAGTTTGCAAGATGGGAAAAGGCAACAGGAAAAGTTTTAACCAAGTGGGGTTCAGAAGGATATGTGGGAATGTGGGATATGTTGTTTTTATCTCACAGCGCATTGACTAGAACTTCAACAACTCCTGTTAGACCTTTTGAGGCTTGGATGAACATCGTTGATGAATGCAAGGTTGCAGAAGTCGGTGATGCAGACCCAAAAGCCACCCAGCAGGAAGCCTAAGTAGATTATTGGTTGAGTTGGCAATAGCCACACAAATACCAATGAGCGAATGGGTTGATGCAGACGACATATTAACAGCGATAGAAGTATTGGAGGCGAGGTATGGCAAGTGAAACAATTGCTTACAACAAATCCGATCTCCGCGATATTTACAAAGCATTCAAACTCATGGATGAGCAAGCAACGGATGAGGCTAGAACTCAGTCTGCTGCTTTGGCGTATTTTGCATCTGAGGAAATTAAACAAGCAGCTGGACAAAGAACAAAGTCTGGCAAAGTTGCGCAGAGAGTTGCCGATGGAGTATCAATTTCAAAGTCAAGCAAAATTGGTGAGTTCCGTTATGGTTTCGCACGCCAGAAGTTTTCAGGTGGGGCTACAACGCAAACCCTATGGGGTGGTGTTGAGTTTGGATCTAATAAGTTCAAACAGTTCCCTACATATTCAGGACGGCAAGGCAGAGGTTCGCGTGGATGGTTTATCTATCCAACCCTTCGCAGAATTCAGCCTGAATTGATTAACAAGTGGGAACAAAGTTTTGATCGCATTATTAAGGAATGGGTCTAATGGCTACTGGTAATCGCACGCTTAAACTCTCAATCCTTGCCGATGTCGATGATCTTAAAAAGAAATTAGGCGAAGCTGATAATGCTGTTGAAAGCAACGCAAGTAAGATTTCAGAGTTTGGTAAAAAGGCTGCTGCTGCATTTGCAGTCGCTGCTGCTGCTGCCGTTGCGTATGGCACTAAATTAGCCATTGATGGGGTCAAGGCTGCCATTGAGGATGAGGCTGCGCAACTTAGATTAGCCAATGCCCTAAAGACCGCCACAGGGGCTACTGATGCCCAAATAAAGGCAACTGAGGACATGATCCTTAAAACATCACTTGCCACAGGCGTAGCTGATGATCAACTTAGACCAGCCATGCAAAGACTTGCAGTTAGCACAAAAGATACTGGTGAAGCCCAAAGATTATTAAGCCTTGCTTTAGATATTTCTAAAGGCAAAGGAATTGAATTAGAAACAGTTGCGAATGCTTTGGGTCGAGCACAGGATGGCAACACCACAGCTCTAGGCAGACTTGGACTTGGTTTATCTAAAGCCGAACTATCAACATTATCTTTCACTCAAGTTCAACAAAAATTATCTGATCTTTATGGTGGCGCAGCAGCTGCAAACGCTGAAACCTTTCAGGGCAAGATTGATCGATTAAAAGTTGGGTTTGATGAGGCTAAGGAAAGTCTAGGCGTTGCTTTATTGCCACAGGTTGAGAAGTTTATTACATTCTTAAACACTACTGGCATTCCAACATTAAACGCATTTATTGCAGGCTTAACTGGAGATCAAGGACTAAGCGCAGGATTACAAGAAACCCAAAGAGGTGCTGAGAGTTTTGGAAAAGCAATTGGAGCAGCAGCAGGAATAATCTCAGGATTTATTACATTCCTTAGAGAAGCAATTGGCTTGGTGGCTTCACTTGCAAATCAATTAATTTCAGTTGTTAATATAATTCCGGGCATTAATATTGGATCAATTCCAAACATTGCGCCATCAGCTGCTGGAATTCCACAATTGCCACAAAGTCCAAACGCCAGAGAAAGCCGATCAAGTGGCACAACAGTTAATAACATTACAGTTCAATCATTAGATAGCGAGAGCGCAGCTAGAGCAGTTGCTAAGGTAATTAACGAAAGCGCAGCAAGATCAATCCCAGCGTTAAGTGGTAAGAGCGTCAGGGGCGATTAATGACTGTCTTTACTCCTGAATGGAAACTGACTGTCGCAGGAACTGATTACACAAACATAGCAATCAGCGATGTTCAGCATCAGGCTGGTCGGACTGATATTTATACTCAACCATCCCCTTCTTATATGCAGATAACTTTGGTTGCTTTGTCTGGTCAAACCTTGCCATTTGCGATTAACGATAGTTTTGCTTTACAGGTCAAAAACAGTGCAGGAACTTATGTAAATCTTTTTGGTGGAGATATTACAGATTTAACTGTTGAGGTCGGTGCATTTGGAAATATAGCCAAAGTTGCTAATTACACAATTCTTGCAATGGGATCTTTGGTCAAATTAGCCAGAGAAATCTATAATGGCACAATCTCACAAGATGAGGATGGCGATCAAATTTACACTTTGCTATCTAGCGTCTTGCTTGGATCTTGGAATGATGTTCCAGCAGCTACAACTTGGGCAGGCTATGATGCAACTACCACTTGGCTTACTGCTGAAAATCAAGGACTTGGCGATATTGATCAACCCGGACTTTACACAATGGAAAACCGAGCAGCATCACCAGATACGATTTACAACATCGCTGGACTTATAGCCAATTCAGCCTTTGGATATTTGTATGAGGACAACGAAGGCAATATCGGTTATGCAGATGCAGACCATCGCCAAACTTATCTTGCAGCAAATGGCTATGTTGATCTTGATGCCAACCATGCTCTAGGTTCAGGACTATCAACCATTACTCGATCAGGTGATATTAGAAATGATGTTTATATCAATTACGGCAATAACTTCGGATCTCAAGAAACAGCTACAAGTGCAACATCAATTGCAACCTATGGATACAAAGCGGAAAGTATTCAATCGGTGCTTCACTCAGCTGTGGATGCTCAAGAAGTGGCAGATCGTTATATTGCCCAGAGAGCCTTCCCTTTACCAGTATTCCAAAGCATTACTTTTCCAATAACAAACCCTGAGATTGATAACTCAGATCGAGATAACCTGCTTGGGGTCTTTATGGGTCAGCCCTTGAATATTACAAATCTGCCTGATCAAATCTCAGGTGGAGAATTTGAAGGATATGTTGAGGGGTGGCGTTGGAGCACTCGATTTAATGAATTATTCCTGACCATAAATCTATCGCCTGTCGCATTCAGTCAGGTTGCTATGCGATGGAATACTGTTCCAATAGTTGAAACATGGCAGACAATAGATCCAACTTTGACATGGGAATACGCTACAATCGTAGCCTGAGATAAAGGATAATATGGCAACCACTACTAACTATGGCTGGACAACACCAGACGACACCGCGCTGGTCAAGGATGGCGCAAGTGCTATTCGCACACTTGGATCATCTGTCGATACAACAACCAAAAATCTTAATCCATCAACAACTCTTGGCGATATTGAATATCGTTCATCAACTGCTAACACAAACACAAGACTTGGAATTGGCTCAACTGGAAATGTTTTAACTGTTGCTGGTGGCGTGCCATCATGGGCTGCTCCTGCTGGTGGTGGTAAAGGCTACACTTTAATAAATACAGGCGGAACTGCCCTTACTGGTGCAACATCAATCACTGTTTCAAGTTTAGGCAGTTATGAAAGTTATATTATTTATTGCAATGCTTCATCTGCTAGTGCTAATTCAGCGATGACATTTAGATTAAATGCTGATAGCGGTGCAAATTACACTGCAAGAGGAGTTGCAATTTCAAACTCAACCACTTACTCATCAGCATTTTTGAACAATATCGAACAAGATGGTGGAACTGAATATCAAATTGGCAACACCGCAACCAGTGGTCATACTGGTTATTTAACAATTGGAATAAGAATTGAAGGTGCAAAAAGCACTAGCGCAAAAGGAATTCAAGTAAGTGCTGGATTTTGGGAAGGTAGTTCAAGAACTGGTCAAACAACATCTGTTTCAACTGGTTTATATTTAGGAACTAGCGCAATTACATCATTCACATTACTTTCTGGCACAGGCAATTTTGATCAAGGAACTCTCTACATATACGGAAGCAGCAACTAATGAAAATAATCGAAAGAACACATGATATTGCAACAGGCGAAATTGTAGATATTGAGCGTGATGAAACTACTGCTGAGAAAAAAGAAAGAGATGCAAAAGCAAAAGAATTAGCAGCAATACAAGCAGAAGCAGAAGCAAAAGCAACAGCACGCCAAGCAATTGCTGATCGTCTTGGTTTAACAGCTGATGAACTACAAGTATTGCTTGGCTAATGAAGGCTTGGTTATCTAAATCTGCCGTTCAACTTCGGGAGCAAGTTGATGACTGCTTCCCTGACCGGGATCGTAAAAGTGATGGATGGATTGCTTCTGTTTCACACTTATCCAGAGCCCCAAAGTCTGACCACAACCCTGATGAAAAAACAGGATGTGTCAGAGGATTGGACATTTCTGCTGGGCTATCTGACGACAAACGGATTTCAGCATATTTGGCAGATCAGATTAGATTGTACGGGAAATCTCAAGGGCGCATCAGTTATGTAATCTTTGAGGAGAAAATTGCTTCTCCTTTACTTGGTTGGAAATGGCGTAAATACAAAGGCATTAATAAGCATAATCATCACATTCATATCAGCTTCAAATCAGATCAAGACAACAAATCAGAGTTCTTTGATATCCCACTACTAGGAGGCAAGCAATGAAACTAACTAAGAAACACAAAGCAGCAATTAAGTCTTACCTAAGAGCAATTGCAGCTTCTGGAATAACTGTGGCTCTTGCCATTGTGGGAGATATTAAACCTGAATATGCAATTCTGCTTGGCTCATTAATTGCTCCCCTAATCAAAGCCATTGATCCAACTTCTGGTAAAGAAGCCGATTATGGTATTGATGCTAAATGACACCCAACGATTGGGTCGCATTAGCCGTTGGTGGATGCGCAATCGCAAGCAGTTTATTGCTGGCTCTACGATGGGTTATTAAGTCCTACTTAACTGAACTTAAACCCAATTCGGGATCTAGCATGAAGGATCAATTAACAAGACTTGAACAGCGTGTCGATGACCTATTTGTCTTAATCAGTAAGCGATAATTTTATTTATGGCGAACACACGAAAACCTATCAAACGCAAAAAGATCAATCGTCGCGTCGTTCGCCAATCTCCTGAGCCATTAAGCAAGATGGATCAACATTACTTGGCTTTACATACATGTTATACAGCTGCAAGAAAAGCAGGATTTACACCAGAGCACGCCTTCTGGTTAATGACCGAGCATAAGACTTTTCCTGATTGGATCGTAGGCGATGGCGGGATCATTCCTTCCATAGATCCAACTGACGATGAGGATGACGATTAAGCGATATCTGGTAATTTCAGATTTACAAATCCCATACCACCATGAAGCAGCTGTCAAAAATGTCATTAAACTTGCAAGGCGTGAGAAGTTTGATAGCGTTCTATGCGTTGGCGATGAGATTGACTTTCAAACCATTTCTCGATGGGCTGAAAAAACACCTTTGGCTTATCAACAAACCCTTGATCAAGATCGCACAGCTACTCAAGAGATCCTTTGGTCATTAACTGAGAATGCTAAAGAGGCACACATTGTTAGATCAAACCACACTGATCGGCTTTACAACACACTTCTAAAAGTTCCGGGCATGTTATCCCTGCCAGAGTTGCAATACGCCAAGTTCATGGACTTTGAAACTTTAGGCATTACCTTTCATAAGACATTCTACGAATTTGAAAAAGGCTGGATTTTGGCTCATGGCGACGAAGGCAGCGCAAACCCTAACGCTGGAATGACTGCTCTTAACTTGGCTCGTAAGACTGGCAAATCCTGCGTTA